CCGGTGAAGGAGAACGCCGCGCGCTCGTGCAGATAGAGCGAGAGGTAATTCGTGTTGACCAGGTAGAGCGTGCCCTCCGGGCAGTACGGGTCGGCATAGAACGGGATGCCGCCGACATCGAGCGCGCGGAACAGTGCCTCGACCTTGTGGTCGGCGCCAAATCCCCCGGCCGGGGTGACATTATAGCGTTCCTGCGACGTGAAATCCTGCGCCAGCAGGGTCCAGGTGCCGAACCCCATGATGCCGAGCGTCGGCATCTCGCCGGTGGTCTTGGTCACCTGCGCGATGTACTGCAGCATCAGGTTGCGGGTCGGGGTAGTGGGCGAGCCGTTGTGGACGTAGACCGATTTCCAGAACGTGTTGGCGGTCCGTGAGAGGCCGCCGTAGGTCGCCGCGAAAGTACCGTCATCGATCGCGGCCGGCATCCCGATGAGCTGCTGATTGTTGGCGACGTTGTTGAACAGCGCGGTCGCGAAAGCGTCGATGGTGACGTTGGTGGCGTCGTTGAGCCGGGCCTCGATCAGCGGGATTACCGAGTAGTCGACCTGCACCAGGCCCTCGAAGCCGAGGAACGGGATCGGGGTGACGTAGCCCTTCAAATTGAATTCCGCGTTCTGGATGCCGGGCTGAATGCCGGGCTGGTTGAACGAGCCGGAATAATCGACCCACTGCCCGGACACCATCGGGGCGCCTTGGAGCGGCGCGGTGATGGGGGACAAGCCCCCGGAGGCGACCTGGGCCGAGCCCAGGAGCGCCGCCATCAGCGGGGCGGATTTCCAGAGCTGGATATAGAGCCGCGGCAGGTAGGCGCGCCGCACGACAGCGGTCAATTCGTTGGCGATTGCACCGCTGGCCGGAATGATTCCGGTGCCTAACTGAGGAATTTTATCCTCCCATGGCTAATGCACTCAAGACAAAGTCGTGAGCGCGAGGTGAGCCGATCAAAGACACATCAGCGGCGCGTTGTCCGCGTCCATGTCGCCCCGTCCAAAGTTCAAGATTTTCCGGTCTGTTATCGTCTCTGACGCCATTCTTGTGATGCACGGTCTCCCCCGGCAGAAGATCGCGCCCCATGATCTTGGCCATAACCGCGCGATGCTCCGGCACATCCCGATCATTGATGCGAATGATTCGATAGCCGTGTCTGTCATGCCACCCCTTGGCCATCCCGCGATTGCAGCAAGCGCGCGAGCAGAAACGAACCGGGGCGCGATAGCCGCGTCTCTGTCCACGTCTTATCACTTGACGGGCCGGAATCACGGTTCCGCAAACCTCGCAAACGCAGTGGGGGACGGGATGTAAACGCTTGCGCGGCATTATCGTCTGGACCTGTTGCGGGTGATCTCGGAAATGACCTCGTGGGCGCGGTCGCGCGCCGCCCCGGTGGGGTTGCCGACGAACGCCTTGAAGTCGGGGAATTCCCAGGTGGCGCCGTGCTTGGCCACCCCCTCGGGCGGCTGCGGCGACGCCGGCGGCCGCTCGTGGGCATAAAGGACGACAGCCGGATCGTAATCAGACAACCCGTAGCGGGTCATCACCCCCTCGATCTCCTTGACCTCGTCCTCGGTATATTGCCCGTCCGGATTCTTCTCGGTCTTGATCAGGCGGTGGCGCTGCTCGGTCAGGCGCTTCTCGATCTCGCGCTGCTCGCGCTCCAGTTCCTTCTTGGCCTGGCGCTCCTCCAGCTCCTCGATCCGCTCCTCGGCGGTCACGTCGACGAAGGCGGCGGCGCGCTCGGGCTCGACCTGGCGCACCAGCTTGGAGAACGCCCGCCGGGTTTCCTTGTTGTGGGCGAGCTTGTGGGTCAGCCGCGCGAGCGCCTTGGTGGTCTGCTCGTCGAACTCGGGCTCGGGGGTCTCGGTCATCAGATCGGCTTCCCTTTGACCGACGACGGCCCGCCGCGCTCAAGCGACATCTCGTTCTTCTCGCCGTACTTGGATTGCGAGGTGAAGCCACCCAACTCGGTGTAGGTCGGCGGGTTCCTAAACAGGCCGCCGCCGTCCTTCATGTGCCGCTTGGAAAAATCCTGGCTCATGGTCTTGGGCTTGAGGTAGTCCTGGGCCATTTTCCGTCTCCTTTATCGCTGCACGCCGGGTCCGGTGGCGGGCGTGCCAGTGGGGGGTTCCATCGGCGGCGAGGCCGGCTCCATCGGGGTCGGTGGACCCGGGGCCGGGCCGCCGCGCTGCGCGTTCATGGCGATCTGGCGCACCGCCGCCGGCACGGTCTCATCGCCGGTCGCCCGCCCGAACACTGGATTAAGCGCAGAGGCCGCGCGCAACACCGCCTGCTGCTCCTTGGTGCCGGACGGAAATGCCATGGCGGCGCGCAACAGCGTCGGCATGATCGCCTTGACCAGCGACACCGCCGCCGCCTGGGCCCCGGCACCCGGGCCACCGGCCGCCATCGGCGTCCCACCGGGACCGCCCGGACCGCCAGCCACATTGCCGGGAACCGGAGGAGCCGGACCGCCGCCGGGAGCCGGCCCGCCGGGCGGACCACCGGGTGGCGGCATCGGCGGACCTGTGCCCGGACCGGCGCCTGGACCTATACCTAGTGCCATACGCGGCAAAGTAGCCCCAGATTTCGCCGTGCGTCAATGCAGACGAAAATAGACGGGCGATCCGGGCGATAAAAAAGCCCCCGAGGGTGGTCGGGGGCGAGGCGGGAAACGTGGCTAGGGAAGTGTGATCCTTAGTAGCGGCGGGACATCCTGCGCCCGCGCCGCCTGCGAAACTTGGTCATGCCGACCTCCCTGTTATCGACGGGACCGGCGGCCGCGCCGACGACGATTATGCTGCAGCATTGCCCTCTCCTCTTGCCTTTCCTGACGCGCCACGCCCTGGCGCCGGGGGACGCGAGAGGGCTGCCAGCTGCTGCTGCCTCACCCGCTCGCGGAGTGCAGCGATCATGTTATCCCTGGCCGGCGGGTTGAGCAAGCGGATCAGCATCTCCTGGTCGATCGCCTGCGCCTTGAACAGGAGCGCCGCCATCTCCTTGCTCTCGTCCGAAAACAGCGGCGAGTGCGAATGGCCGGCAATCCGCATGGTGTACTTCGGGTCGACCTGGGCCGGATAGAACTTCTCGCCGGTGTCGGCGGTCAGCACGTCATCGTCGTTCTTCATCTTGAGCTTGACGCCGAGGTCGCCCAGCCGCACCAGCGGCGCCTCCAGGCCGACCGCCAGCTTCTTGATGCGGCCGGAGCCCGAAGTCTTGAGCTCGCGGGCGTGCCCGCGCGAGCGCACGCCGGCCTCGCCACGCCCCGCCACCACCTCGGTCAAGCCCGACGCCTCCAGGAAAATCTGGCCGATCTGGTTGAAGTCGGCGAACAGGTCCTCCGGCATGTCGGGGGTCAGATATTCCACCTTGGCGTTGGGAAGCTGGTCATAGACCCAGGTGTCGGCGCCGCCCATGGCATCCATCTTCTCGTCGGTCAGCCCCATGAAGCCGGAGAACACCTTGGACGGGTTGGCCTGGCGGTCGAGCAGGTCGTGGATCTGATCGAGCCGCTCGTTCGACCAGTCCTGCAGCTTGATCAGCCCGTCAATGTGGGCGCGGCCCCAGAAATACTCCGGCATCGCGTGCGGCCGGACCAGCGTGAACGGGTGCTCCTTGGGCAGGAAGTCGTTGCTGGTCGAATCGAGGAACTGCTCCAGGTATTTCTTGTTCTCGCCGAACGCCTTGACGTTGCCGAGCTTCTTGGCCTCGACCACCTTGGCCGAGTCCGAGACGATCATGTCGGGCTCGATCACCTCGAAAATGCGGTAGTCGGCGTGCTCGTCGTCCCACACGTAGACCTCGTTGAAGCGCACGAGCGGCTGGTTGACCTTGGGATGGTAGTCGGGCAGCAGCAGCGGCGACGGCGGCGCCTGGCCCATGATGTTGCCGGTCAAATCGGTGCCGCCGGTCGCGGTCACGATCAGCCGGGTGATCAGGTTGGGGAACGGCGAGACGAACGGGGTGTTGACGGTCTCCAGCCGGTCGATGTCCTCCTTGCGGCCGGCGCGCGTGAGCCGCTGCACCGCCTCGTCGTAGCCGATCACGAAGGTGTGGGTAAACGCCTCCTGGCTGTCGAGATCGGGCTCGTCCTCGCGGAACACCCCGAAGTCCTGCGGGTGGATGATTTTCCCGAAATTCTGGTCCTTCATATTAGACCAGCCCGACTTGATCAGGATGCAGTCGAGCGCGAGCGCCCAGTCGAGCGCGACCCCGAACAGGTCGGAAAGCCCGGTGTCGCGGAAGTCGTCGTTCCAGGCGTCCTGCAGGGCGCGGGTCTGCGCCACCACGACGGGGTTTGAATTGCGCGGCGCCGCGATGTCGTACTGAGCGCGGTCGCCCGAGTAGAGGAACGACGACACCAGGTCGAGGTGGGAGGTCATCCGGTTGTAGAGGATTTCCTCGTGCGCCTGGGTGCCGAACAGGTAATATTTGCGCCGCCGCTCGTACATCGAGGTGCGGTCTTTCTGGCTGTCGAAGCAGGTGTCGATCACCCACCGGATGTAGGTTGCGAGCCGGCCCTTGTCCTTCGGCAGGATCATTTGGCAGCCCCGATGTGGCGGGCCTCGATGCGGGTGTGGGCCTGGATGGGATCGACCGTGTGCGAGCGCGCAAGCGGCTGGCCGACCATCACCTTGCCGCTGACCGCAGCATTGCACGGCACGCAGGTTGCCCCGTACGGCGACCA